CCTGCCGTTTGAGTAGAGGAAAGCCATAGCCTTACCTGCCCGTTACGAAGTGGCTCCTGCTCTTCAATATTGAGACTAGCTACTTGTTCTACAGTGCCAGAGACTGTATTTTTAAAGATAGACGCACAAACTTGTACATTTGCCAAATCGTATGGCACGCCGTCTGCATCTTGCAGGAGCAAGCTAACGCCATCAAAATAATCCCTGCGCAGCAAGCTAATGTCAATTTGAGGGGCCAGGCTCGTGGCAAGGAACGTGCTCATGTGAGAACTTCACGATAGGAAAGCATGACCGTATAAACAGTGGAGCCACTTACTACGGCATTAATCTTTTCGCTCGTTGCACTGTCAAACAGGCCCAAGGGGTTGCTCTGCGTTAAGTTGCCATTAGCGCCTAGGTGGAAAGGAGGTGTCTTGTCCGTTGAGGCGCCGCTCTGAAGCTTCACAGTGCAGCCCGACAATGTAGTGATGGTCATTGCCATCACACGCAGCTTGCTGCCGCTCACAGCCGTCACTACGTCTACGTTGCCGCTTGCCGAAACAAAGGCGCTCTTCACCTCAGACGAAATAAGGTCGTGGTTAACAAGAAATGGATCACCATTAGTGCCAGCCCCAGTAGCCTTCACATAAGCGGCATTGCCAGCAGCATCAAGTCCGTAAAGGTTGGCCATATTAGAAAACTAAGAAAAGATAGCGTTGGTTCGGCACGTCAGTACCATTGATTAGCTTAACTGTCAATGGCTCATCCGCAGGATCTCCTGATTGATCTATGTCAAAATTAAACACCAAGGGGCTTGAGAATGCCGCTTTGCTATAAGCATACGATGATCGTCTGCCGTCAGTGCCAATTGTAGCAATTCTAATTTGATAAACACTCTCTGAGTTGTAAATGTCGGAAGGGAAACGAATGAAATTTGCCGTGGTGGTGCCAATATTCACCCAGCTATTATCCCCCAAGTCCAAGAAGTCCACTTCAAAAGCTGAAATGAACGGATTATTCTGCACACCATTCCAGCAGATGGCAGGATTAATTCCTGCATTGAAAATGGAATAGCCCGAATACTGAGGGAATTCCCATGCCACTTCGTATTGAGCCATTATGAGGGCACTCCTAGGATAATGTTTGCACCGTCCACCGTAGGCAATGCTTGCACTGATGCCACTTTAGTACGAGGCGTGCCGAGAATGGTTTCACTATCAGTTTGAATAAATTTGGCTTCGTTGTACAACGTGCCCAATACAGTCACCACGCCATCGTTTTCCATCATTGAAATCACTCTAAACTTCCTAACGCCTGCATCGCCCTCCTGTAAAATCCATGGTGAATTTGACAAGGGAGCAGAGGGCAATGGCGAAGAAAGTAAAAGCGTTGAAGTGGCGCCAGGAGCATTGACTACAGTGCGTGACAAGATACTGCCGTCTGCCATGGTGATGTAAAGCAAATATGAAAATGCTCCAATGGTAAATGGGGCGTCGATGGAAACAGAAGTGGTGGTGGCTGCTGTCACTCGTCCGCCAAAACGTTTCCCTCCTTTCGCTGGATCTGCAATGCCAACAATTTCACCAGGAAGAATAAAGAAGCCTTCAGTGGCCACTTTGAAAGTAACAGTCTCATATTCAAGCTGGTCTGTCAGCAGCAGCCATCTCCCAATGCGCTGCGCTTGTCCCTGTGAAGTGGTGCCAAATGCACGAATTTCAGCTTCCCTGTAGCCATAGCGTTCAATGCCATCCCTATCCTCTACATATTCAATCTTTGCGGAATATTGATCTTCAGGGTCATTCCAGCTAATAAGAGCTACAGTCTTTCGCGCCTTGCGAGCCGTTCCTTCATAGCTAAAACATGGCTCACTTACTTCGCCATTGTCCTCCACTTTTTGAATGACATTAGACGGCGAAAAGATTTTACTGACCGGCTTGGGCTTATCTTGAATGCCAACGATTGTGCCTTCGCTAAAATAAAGCATTCCACGAAAGGCAGCAGCCATGCTGTTAAGCACTTCATAAGCCTCTCCTCTGTCCGTGATGTAGGCATTAAAAGTCATGCGAGGCTCGCGACCTCCTTTTCCATCTGGCACTAGCTCGTCACAATATTGAGCTATGGAATAAAGGCTGTATCTATCTACTTGCGCTTCTGCAATAAATTCTCCCGCCCCGTAGCGCGCATTTGTCAACAGGTCATAAAAAATCCACGCTGGATTATTAGACCATTCCGTTTTAAATGTGCCGTTCCAAATGCCTTGATAAGTGCGAGTAAATGGATTGTAGTTTGTTGGCACTTTAATCTTTACACCTAACAACTCTGCCCCAATAGAAGGCACCCTCGTAAAACTTTCTGCGCCAATCTTAAGGCCAATTAATGCAGTGTTGGGGTAGCGGAATGATGAATCTATGTAGCCAACAAGTGCTTTGTAATAGAAGTCATCAGTAACAGAAGTTGTAGTGGGATCGCCAGTTAACCGTTGAACACTTACCACCCATGGCCCTGTTCCCTGCAGCGCATATTCGTATTCAAAATCTACAGGCCCCCTGCTTTTGCCGCTAATTGTTTTGTTTTCGTTGACAAATAGTCCGCCACCTTCTGGTCGAATCTTTACATTAAATTCAACGCTTGTGCCCTTAACGTCTCCCGTGTCTTTATTGATAAAGAACAGCGCTCCTACACCTACGCGCAGGCGAACGCGGTTCCAATTGCTGGCAATAGTAGTGCGAGAAACAGTGCCCTGTGCTTGCGTAACGCGCACGCTTACACTTTGCTCTGCCTTGATATTATCAAAGCCTGGCATGGGGGCTTGATTTTGCGTGCCTACGCGATAATCAAGCGCCACTGAATTTACCTGGCTAGTAACATTGCCACGAATCAACCCTGGTATGCTGGCATTAATGGAAGGAATAAGTCCCCCTTTACCATTGGCCGCCGCAGAAGAGCCAGTATAAAAATTAGTAATTGTGTAATTGAAGCTGCCATCAATGTTTTTAATGGGGATTCCATCTAGATACAGTCGAGTAAGAGGATCAACGCCAGGCTCAAAGCCAAGAATTTCACCTTCTGACAATACGGCAACAATATCAGCATCTGATCTACTGCGAAGAGATTCTGGATCTTCAACAGGCTTCCTGCCTTCGCCTTTTTTTGCACCTTCTATGGCAATCAATTCATTGAAGTCTTCTGACATCAGACTGGCACCTGTTGAGTGGTAATAGCAGAGGAAATAATCAATGGCGAGGCGGCGAGGAATTTGCCATATAACAATGGCACTGGCTGCCCTTGTGTGGTCAGTTCAGTGGCACGGTCA